GGCTTCGTGACCCCGACGCCCCAGGCCAGGCCGACGAAGTAGGCGAGCTGCTTGAACTGCCGGTAGACGGCGACCTCGAACGTGAGCCCGGTGTGGGGGTCGGTCACGAGGATCGCGTCCTCCGCGAGGTCCATCGGGCGGCCGTCGGGCCCCAGCGGCGTGGCCGGCGGGCGGGCGACGAGCTGGATGGCCGAGCGGTGGAAGCCGACGTTGGGGGTGTAGTTGCCGCCGATCGTCATGGCGTTGGCGGTCGGGATCGTGACCATGGCGCCCGGGGGGCCGATCTTGATCGTGCCCGGGGCCGAGACGCCCGCGTTGACGACGTACTTGTTCGCCGAGTCGGCGGCGAACGTCACGACGTCGCCGGGGTTGACCGTCCCGGTGCCGGTGATGAGGGCGATGCTGTTGACGCCGACGGCGGTCGCGCCGGACGTGACGTAGCTCGCGCCGGTCCCCTTGGTGACGGGGGCGACGGCGGCCGAGTTGTGCAGCCAGAAGCCGTGCAGCGGCTCGTCGGCGATCGAGCCGGTGTGGCGGAACTCGGCGGACCCCGCCTCGTTGGCCCGGATGAGGAGCTTCTGCTTCCGCAGGTTGAGCGTGGCGGCGGAACCGACGACCAGGTGGTAGTCCCCGTCGCCGGGGGCCCCGTTGTCCTCCAGGATCTTGCGGAGGTTGGCGGTGTCCGAGAAGTCGCTGTCCACCCCGAACGGGGCGGTGCCGGCGGTGCCGTAGGCGCGGGAAGACGCCTGGTAGGCGGCGGCCCAGACGTCGGCCTCGATCAGGTTGGCCAGCGTGCGGAACGCCTGCGTGAACTGGTCCCGCAGGACGGCGTCGAACGTCCCGGCGTTCCTCATGCCGAGCTGCTGCTCGCCGTTCCAGCGGATCGGCACGCTCTTGCTCTTGGTGATGGCGACCTGCACGCTGTCCACCGTGCCGTCGCCGACGTCGGGGGGCGCGACGGCCGGGGTGTTGTCGACCGCCGTGGCGGCGGTGGTGATGGGGACCGTGATCGGCTGTCCGATGGCGGCCCGCTCCATCCCGGTGTTCCGGGTCACGGAGGGGATGAACCCCGTCAGCTCGCGGGACACTCGGTCCCTGGCGTCGTAGATCGTCGGGATCAGGTTAGTCAGCGTGTTTGCCACGGATGCGATCCTTTGGATGGCGGACGCCCGGTGAGATCGGGCCGTCCGGCGGTGCGGAGGTGGGGTATGAGCCCGCCCCGCCATCCAGCGGGTGAGGTCTCGGAGGGTCCGGGCCCGGAGAGGCATCCACCCCCCGGCCCCGGCGTTGAGTCGCGGCGGCCGGCCGTCAGTCGACGATCACGGCCGCGCCCTTGGCGGCGGCTGAGGCGACCGAGGACTGCTCGGCGGGGTCCATCGCGTCGAAGGCGGCGCGGGTGACGGTGCGCTTGCCGTCGGCCCCCGTCCGGGAGCCGTTGGCCCCGCCGCCGGAGGCGCCGGTGCCCTTGAGGATGTGGTCGCGGTAGGGATAGGAGTCGACCATGATCTCCAGCGCCTCGTCGAAGTCGGCGACCTCGCCGGGCTTGGCGCGGCTGTAGACCGGGTTGCCGTCGGGGCCCCTGGCCGCGACGCGGCCGTCGTCGCCGACCTCGAAGCTGGAGCCGAACCGGGCCTGCACGATGTCGACCGGGACGGCCAGCCTGTCGGCGATGAACTTGGACCGGCCGAACGCCGTGGACAGCCGCTCGTCGTGGAGCTGCCGCTTGTAGGAGTCCCGCTCGGCGACCACCGGCCTGTACTGCTCCTCGTAGGCGCGGAGCTTCTGCTCGTAGGCCTCCTGCGCCTGCTGCTTGACCTTCTCGACCTGGCCGGCGTCGATGAGCTTCTTGTCGTCGATGTTCCTGAGCGTATCGAACGCCCGCCGGGCGGCGTCGGGGTCGATGTCCTCGAACGCCTTGAGCTGGGCCTGGGCCTGTTCCTTGGCCTCGCGGTGGCCCTTCGCCTCGGCGTTCAGCCGCGTGATCGTGGCGACGGTGCGGGCCGCGTCGTGCGCCACCTCCTTGCCGTCGTCGTGGACGTAGACCGGCATCCCGTCCTGGACCTCGGCGTACACCGACCCGTTGACCTCGATGGTCTTCAGCTTCATCGTCGTGGTTCCCCGGCCATCCGGCCGAATGTGATTGATGGGACCATCCGGCCCCGCACGTCTCGCCGCCCGGAACGTCCGTCCGCAGCGGGCGGCGATCACTCGTCGTCTTCGTTCTCGTCGTCGTCGTACACGCCCGGCTCGTTCGGCACGTCGGCCGTCGCGGCGGCGATCAGCGCCCGTTCCCTCGCGTCGGCCAGCGCTTTCGCGGCGGTGCGCTCGACCGCAGACGCCGCCACCTCGGCGTCCACGTCCACGTCGGCGGACAGGGTGCTGCGACGCTTCAACTCGGTCAGGCCCGTCGCGTGGGTGAGGGTGCCGTCGGCCATCATGCCGACGATCAGCTGGGCCGACGCCTCGGATTGCGTCTGGACGCCGAAGTCGCTGTAGATCGCGACGCGGCCGCCCTCGGGCTCGCCGACGAACCGGGCCATGTAGTAGAGCGCGAGGTCGAGGCCGTCCTCCAACGACTGCATGATCCTCTGGAGGTCGCACATCGCCGGCTCGTTGTCGGACCGCGTCTGCACCTCGGTCGTGTTGCCGGGCTTGATGACCAGCAGTTCGGCCCCGACCTGGCGCATCCGGTCCTCAAGGTCCAGGATCGACGCCCGGCCCGCCTCGATGGCCGAGCCCGAATGCTCGACGTATTTCACGTCGGCGGCGGGGTCGTCCGCCAGGATCATGGTCCCTGCGCCGATGGCGAGCTTGTCGGTATCGCCGATCGCCTTGCCGAACAGGATGGGCACGCGGACGGTGCGGAGGATCGTCTGCTGGTCGCTGCTGCTCTGCCAGTGCTCCACGTTGAGATAGGCGAGGTCGAGCATCGGCGGCGAGCCGACCATGAAGCCCTTGCGGAAGCCGTAGACCGGGACGAACGGGATCACGTCGATGGACGTCGCCCCCCGGTCGTGCGTCGCCCACGACTCGCGGCCGGACTTGTCCGCGACCTTGCGGTAGGTCTCCCAGCGGCCGGGTTCGAGCACGCGGACCTGCGGGACGAGCTTGACGCCGAACCGGCCGTCGGGCTCGTCCACGGACTCCATGAGCCGCAACTGCGCCAGCCGTTCCGACCCGCCGCGCGATTCCGTCCGCCACCCCAGGATGTCCCCGTGCTTGACGTGGACGAAGTAGGGCCGGATGCCGGCCTCGGCCTCGTCCCGCACCGTCCGGGCCCCCGGCGACGGCGGCGCGTCGACCAGGATGCCGCTGATCCCGTAGGCCAGCGCGTCGTGGCAGACGGCCGCCGCGAAGGCGTCGATGTTCCGGCCCTCGCGGTCCACGTCCTTGAGCCATTCGACGATCCGCTCCGGGACGTCGTCGCCCACCGTGACCGGCTTGGAGAACGGCTTCCCGGTGAGGATCGAGACCGTGCGGGCGTAGGCGGGGAACAGGACCGCCGTGCACCGCCGGATCTCGTAGGCGCGGGCCGACTCGTGCGGGAATTGCGGGAGGTGCCGCACCCCGGCCGCCCGCATCGCCGCCGTGCCGCCCAGCAGGGCGTCGACCATGTCCCACGTCGCCGCCATCAGCGCCACGGCGTCGCACGGCCGGGACGGGTCGTCGCCGCCCCCCGGCGGGGTGGACGCCGCGATCGCGCCGGGGGGGGCGTAGCCGAGCCCGGCGTTGACGCAGGCCATGCCGTCGATGGGTTCGAGTTCGCAGTCAGGCATTGCGGTTCCACAGGGACACCGAGCGCGCTCCGCCCGGCCCGTCGATGAGCAGCTCCGTCGCGGCCCAGACCAGGGCGTCGACGCGGTTCGGGCTGTCCGTGCTCTCGCCGGGCACCCACGTCACCATCTCGTCTTCCAGCCCGACGAACGTGCCGACGTGGTGCATGCGGCCGGTCTCATAGAGCGCCGCCACGGGCTCGGCCCTGGCGTGCTTGCCGCGCGACGCATGGACGAGCTTGACCGGGGCCGACCTGTCGACGACGCGGATCGTGCTCTCCACCATCGCCCCGCCGAAGTTCGCCTCGGCGACGATCCGGTCGGCCCCGAACTGGCGGTACAGGGCGACGGCCTTGCTGCCCCACGCCTCGGGCGACATGCGGCCCGAATGGTCGGCCAGGACCCACCCGTGCTTGTGGGCGTCCATCCCGACCACGACCAGTCCGACCTCGTCGTTCCGCTGCTTGTCGCCGCCGCTGGGGTCGACCGCGACCACGATGCGTTTCAGTTCGGGGTGGTCGGCCGCCCGGAGGTCGTCGATCCGCTCTCGCGTCCAGAGCGCCCCCGGCACCTCGGCCGCGAAGGCTTCCTCCGGGGTGGCGGGGTATTCCCGCCGGAAGTTGTGGACGCCGTTCAGCTCGACGATCTTGGACCGGCGCCACGCGAGTTGCTCCACGTCGAGGCCGTGCTCGTCGGCGTAGGCCAGTTCGTCGGCGGTGGGGGCGAATCCCTCCGTGGCCGCCTTGCGGTACTCCCGCTGCCAGAACCACGGGATGAAGACGAGGATGTACTCGCCCTCGCCCCGCATCGCCGCCGCGCACATGTCGTAGAACAGCCCTTGCCGCCCGGCCGACGTGCTCTCCAGGATGATCTCGGTGCCGGGCTCGTCGGGCACGGCCTGCAAGGCCCCCGCGACGTGCGTGTCGGCGTTCGGCCAGTACGCGACCTCGGAGCCGTGGAACAGCTGGATCGTCTCGCCGCGCCCCGTCCCCTTGCTCCCCGCCGTGCCGACCTTGTAGCCGCTGTCCAGTTGGTCGAAGATCAGCTCTTTCGCGTTCGAAGCCCGGAGCGAAGGCCGGACGAACCCGGGGCAGTTCTCGTAGAACCGCTTGGCCATGCCGAACAGGTTGTTCGTGGCGTCGTCCAAGTGCGTGAGGATGAACGCCTTGACGCCCCGGCGATGCGTGACCAGGTGGAAGAAACGCCCCTCCGTGTAGGTCGAACAGCCTTGCTGGCGGCCTTTCAGCACCAACGCCCGGACCTTGCCGGTCCTCGCCTTCTGCTCCTCCAGCCGGTCGTGCAAGTAGCGTTGCGCGTCGTTCAGCCGGAACCGCTCCACCGCCCCGGCCTTCGTGCGGATCTTCAGGCAGTGGGAGGCGTAGTAGCCGAAATCATCCCGCAGCCGGCGGCCCCGCGCCCTCACCTTCGGCGTCATCGTCCCTGTCGAGTTCGTCAAGCCATTGCTCGTGCGACATGGCGACCCGGCCGCTGTGCTCGGTCGCGGTCTTGTCCCGCCACTTGGCCGGCTGGCGGTTCTTCAGCCAGAAGATGCAAGCCGCCGTGTCGGCCGGGTAGTCTCGCGACCCCAACGCCTTGAGGTAGAGACTGTTGGCGACCTCGGCGTCGGCGAGGATCTTCCCCTTTTTTACGGCGTCCGAAAATTCGGGATGCACGCCGCGCCACTCGTGGATCGTGGACACCGCGACGCCGAAAAAGTCGGCCATTTCCTCGTTGGTGGCGCCGAGTCGGCAGAGCTTCTCCGCCTGTTCGGCCATCTCGGGCCGGTAGTCGGTCGGCCTGCCAACGGGGTTCTGTTCGATGGCTTCCGTCATGGCTCACACGCGATCGTTTGCATCTAAATGGGAAGCGCCCGCGATACCGCGACTTGCGACGACGCGGGGCATTGCGACGGGCTTGCGCCTAAACGGGGTGCTCGTCAGGCGGCGGCAACGGATCGCCCGCGTGCTCCCTGATCCAGTCCCGCTCCGCGTCGGTCATCGCATGCCACGGGGCGTCCATCTCGTCGCGGAGCGCGTCCGCCTCGGGAGTCTCGCCCTTGCCCTCGTTACACAGCCTGTCGAGCGCGGTCCACAGGGCGTCGTATCGTTCGAGGTCTTCGCGGGCCATCGTCGCCTCTGCGTGGATCGAATCCGCCCGCTTGCACCTGAATTGCGATG